TCATTAGTAGCGGCAGGTACGGCAAATTGTTTTTTCGCGCTGTCTTCAATCGCGAACTGGAGCTTAGACGAAAGCTGGGGGATAGGATGGATACCTTTTTGTGCTATATACCCGCCAACGTATTTTTCAGCTACACTGCGACTATTTTTCATAAAATCAGCTATGGCTATTTCTTCATCGGCATTTACCTCCGGCACAGCCGCTTGGGTTTGCCCGAGGTTCATAACATTGATTTTAAAATCGGATGTGGCCTTGGCAAGAGCATCGAAAGAATAACCTTCCTTCTTGACCTTTGCCACGAAATCTTCAATATCTGCCTCTTGAGGGTCAAGCAGCGTAGAAAGCTTGAATTTTTCGTATTCAGGGGTAACAATATCCTGCGGCTGTGTCATATCTGGAACGGCTTCCTGTGAGGCCTTTTCAGCCAGAGGACTCATATCGAGAATCGCATTTTTCTTGCTGGTTAGATAATTGATACCTTTATCAAACCATCCGGCAACATGCTTTACAGCGCGATCTGCTGTTTCATAAGCCTTGTTCTGAATGGACATCTTGATTTTATGTGGTGCATCCACGACATTCTGGTATACATCGCTGACAGCTTGACGAGCGGCCTTATATAGTGATGAATTTTTCTGTTGCACTGCTTCCTGTCGGGTAGCTTCGCTTTCTTTTAAGAACTGCATTCCGGCCAGCACGCATTTGGAAACTGCTTCCGGAGAAAAATTCATCATCATCTGCTGCATAATTTCTATTTGTTTCCGCATGGCTTCCATTTGTTCTTGCATTTGGCGGTCTTTTTCAAGCATCCTGGCATATTCGACCTTGAAGAAATCCCCTGCATCCTGCAATGCTCCAATGGCAGCTTGCTTAGATTGCTGCTGTTCTTCACGTGGCGTGTCCTCATTACGATAGGTATCGGTCATCTTTTGGATAGCCTGTACGGCAGCTTCCCAGGTTTCCGGCTGACTCCCATATATTTCTTCGCCTTCCTTAAATGTGGCCATGTTCTGCGTAAATTCCTTAGCCGGAGCTTCTACTTCCGCATAGTCCTCATAAGGCATTTCTGCTTCGGCAGCTGACAGGAGACTCGCCCAATCTTGTTCGTTATTCATAACCATCCTCCTAATAAAAGTTTTTTATTACATATTTATATTATTCTGCCCAGTTTTTCTAAACGGTCAAATTATTGCACAGTACATTTTTCGATGTTCATGTTGAATATCGATTGTGTGAAATTTATTTTCAATATTCAATCTGACCTATATATAGTAGTTTGTTTTGATAAAATACTACATCTTGACAAAATCGGCGATTTTTGCTATTGTAATAGTAGCTTCTTTTTCAGCAAAGCCACGCTGTGACAGAGAAGCTGAATATCCAATTACATTTGGCGAATTGGATTGTTTTCTATCCCTATCACGTTATAAAAAGGCTTCTCTTTAGTCCGGCAGGACTGAGAGAAGCCTTTTTTCTGTTTCAATTCTTCTTTTTCAGCAAAGCCACGCACGAAAGGATGAAGAAACATGAAACGGATAATTGAAAATGCCAAAGCCGCGCTGTATACCCGTGTCAGCACATCCTATCAAGTCGATAAGGATAGTCTGCCTCATCAGCGTGAGGAACTTATCAATTACTCGCAATACGCATTAGGGATTAACCAGTATGAAGTTTTCGAGGATGCAGGATTCTCCGGGAAAAATACTGATCGTCCGGCTTTTCAGGATATGATGCGTCGCATCCGTCAGGGAGAGTTCACGCATCTGATAGTCAATAAAATTGACCGTATAAGCCGTAACTTATTAGACTTTGCGGCAATGTATGATGAGTTGAAGGAGTTAGGCGTAGTTTTTGTCTCCCGTAATGAGCAATTTGATACATCAAATGCTATGGGAGAGGCCATGCTGAAGATTATTCTGGTATTTGCAGAATTGGAACGTCATGTTACATCTGAACGAGTTACAGCTATTATGATTGACCGGGCGCAAAAGGGCAAATGGAATGGAGCTAATGTGCCACTGGGGTATAAATGGTCAGAAGAAAAGAAATTCCCGGTTATTGATGAGGTAGAATCTAAAATTGTGAAGAAAATTTTTGATATGTATACATCGGGAGAATCCATGTTAGCTATATCCATTTTTCTCAATAACAACAACATACAAACGAAACGAAATGGAAAATGGACTACCGCAACTGTCAGACAAATTTTAGTAAATCCATTTTACAAAGGAACTTTACGCTACAACTATAGGAGTTCTGCCAGAGGAAAAATAAAAAAGGAGTCCGAATGGATTGTTCTTGATAACAATCATCAGGGTATCATAAGTTCAGAACAATGGGAAGAAGTGCAGAAAATTACAGTTTCAAGGCGTAGTGGAAAGGGGGTAGAGAGAAAAAAATATGACCATATCTTTATTGGGCTAATATCATGTATATGTGGTAGTCATGCTTCGGTACATATACAGTCTAATAAAAAGGTTCCAATTTATTCTCGGTACTTTTGTGTTCGCTCGCATGTGTCAGGACGAGGGGAGTGTGATAATAATTCATCTGTGAGCGATATTATGATTGGTGAATTTTTATTCAGCTATTTACAGAATATGATTTATGTACAGGATAACTTAAATAAAATTAATAGTTTGGAAAAACTAGAAAAAGAGTTACTATATGGAAAATATCTGGATAAAGTAAGTTATATCGAAGAAAATTCTTTGCAAGATATATATAATAATTTTATGCAAAAAAGCAATGTGAGGTATCAGCAAAAAGAAGTTGTACAGCTGGATGTAGAAATGGATAAAGAGCAACCACTACTTAATGAACAACAGAGCCATCAGAAAGCCTTGAAACGTCTGAATAAGGCATATCTTTATGGTGATGGAGCTTTGTCAGAAAGGGAATTCCTTACGGAGAGGCAAAATATTCAAGAGAATATAAGAAAAACAGAATTAGAAATCAAAAAACTTCATCAAAGCAAGAATGTCAATAGTGATGATGTAAAATTTCTGCAAGAAACGAGCGATTTTCTTATCAGACATACAATAGCGAAGCGCGGGATAATTAATTGGAGGGAATTTGCAGCTAATATCAATAATAGAGATGTAAACCGATTTTTGAAGACTATCATAAATAAGATTGCTTTTTATCATAAAAAAATCATGTATATCGAATTCAAAAATGGTATAAAACATAAGTTTGTGTATAAAGAGAGGTGAAGAAATATGTTCATAGTTTTTTTTATAGAAATAATGGGTGAAATTTTAGTTTTACTATTTTGCTACTTAGCAACAGTGCATATTGGCTTTCTATTCGAGCTAGATTTAAGTGGACTTGCATCTTTTGTTGTATTTTCTGTGGTAGTATCCCAGTTAACTATAAATTGGTTAAAAAATAAGTGATTGGAGTAGCTTCAGCATCTAAAAACAAACTCAAAAAACGTGTGGTATGACGAAATGGGAAATACCAACATGTTATAAAAGCAATCCAAGATGATAGCAGTGCGGTATTGATATTTTAGGGGGGCGGAAAAGTGAAAAAAGAAAAAAGAAAAAGATGTTCTTTATATCTCAATTTTTATTTGTGTATTATATATTTAAAGCTTTTCTAGCTATAGTGCCTATGTTTCCTTAAAACATAGAGGGAGAATATTTTATGAAAAGAGCGAATACTACATAAGGAGATATCAATATGGAAGATATGAATGATACAATAGTAAAGATGATTTTGGATGTAGAAGCTAATTATACGAATAATGAATCAATGAAAGTAAAAAGATTATTGAATAGCATAGAAAAAATAGACAATAAATGTGGAGATTTACTATATTGGCAAATAATTCTCATGTTCAAACATACACCTTCTGCAATCGTATTCTTGGATAAGAATACGATTGCTTATAAGAAAATTAGGACGCTGAGCAGAAATGAACACCTGCACTGGTATAAATATGATGCCAGTGATGCCGTAAACAAGATTGCACAATTGTTTTATGATGCACTATTGCAACGGTTTATAAAGGAATACAAGCAGTTTAATATAAATAACAGCTCAAATGTATATATACCATTTTATCAATTTCATAAGCTACTTGGAATTGTGGAGGAAAATATTGTCTCCTTTGAAAAAATTATGCAGGCAGAAGAACTTAAAATATCATTCGTAGAGAATCTGCTTGAATTCCTATCTGCATTTGACAGTTATAATCCAGCCGGGATTAATACTAATTCCTCCACATGGACTGTTAATCAACAAGAGAGTTTCAATGAAGCTGTTTCAGCAAGGATAAGCGAATTTTGCAGAAAATTAAAATATCTAAAATTTAAAAAAGATACATTCAAATTGAATTTCGATTTTACTAAAGAAAATATTTCATTGGACAATTCATATCTTAAATTTATCTTAAAAGTTATAGACTTAATCGTTACTGCTTGTCATTGTACGAGGGAAAAACGTGAGGCAAAGAAATTGTTTGAACGGTATAGCAAAGGGGGGAGGCAAAGAGCTCCAGAAGCCAGTAGTGATGCTTTGATTACTGATGATGATTTACAAACTGCTATAGATAAATTATTAGATGAAGATTTGATTGATATTTTGTCTGAAATAAGGATAAACAAAGAAAAGTTAAGTAAATTATATGTTTCTAAGGAAAAATATGAAATGTTTATCCTTTTGAGAGTGGATTCATATATTGACCCATTCTTAAAATATATAAAGAAAAAGGATGGAAAATTGGAAGAAGAAAATGTAAAGCGAATGTATGATGTGTTTATGAAAATTAACACAATTATTGTTAGTAAAATCAATGAGTTAGAAAAGCGAAATAAAGAAAATTATGAAACGGAATTCAATGTGATAGAAAATGAGGTGGAAAGATATATTAAGGAGAATAATATAAATGCAAAATAACTAGAATATATACAAAAAGCCCTCAGTGTGTGATGTGAACTGAGTGGCTTTTTTATCGTTCAGGCTTTTATTAATTGGGCAGCTATACTGCAACATTGTTCTATGAAATCTTGTGTGGCATGTTCTACGAGCTTAGCTTGTCTACGGTTTACATCCAACACTCGGAGTTGGAAGGGGAGAGCATAACCGACTGTTTTCATGCCAATGGGTAAAGGTAGTTCAAGTGGATAACCTTTGCGCTTAGAGGTTATGGGAACTACAATATGCAGGTTGCTAGGCAGGGGAATATCATCACGGTCAATAATCATGGCTGGACGATAATTTCCTTGCTCATGTCCAACAGTCGGATTGAAGTTAACTAATATTATATCTCCTTGCTTCATTCTATAATCTCTCCTCCAACATCATTGCCCCAATCGACTTCTTCCAATGCGCCGATATCATCGCGCGTTATGGAGGACATCGGTTTTCCATAATATGATTCAAAAAGAGCTTCTATATTCGTAGAAGGCTTTATAACAATCTTATTGTCATCGGCGGTGATGTTTATACGGGAGCCAGGCTGAAACTTAAAGGCTTCTACCAGTTCACGCGGGATTCTAAGCCCCAGACTATTTCCCCATTTGTTCAGAACGACATCCATATTATCACATCCTTTCTGATATACATTGTATATCATATATGTAAAACTGTCAATAAGATAAATCCCTGCCGGAGCAGGGATAAAGGTGCAGTCTGTTATGAGCTGGTCGAATCGGTCAGCTATTTTTTATGCCATTTAAGCCATTGACGCAATTCCTTCGATAAAAATTTACTTTTTTGCAATCTCGCCGTTAATGGTGCCATTTTTTTTCAATGTCAAATATTGGAGATATTGCCATACTTCGTTGATAGTTTTGTTATCAGCATCTTTTAATTCTAAAAGGAATTCTTTTGGAAGTTCTTGGCTGCTAATCTCACTTAGTGGTGAGTTAGAGCGGCCGAGAAGATAATCGGTTGTGACATTATAATAATCAGCTAGTTTTAGCAGCATCTCCTGATTTGGTTCACGCTGGCCGTTTTCATAAAAATTATAGGATTGTCTGCTTATGTGTAAATCGTTAGCTACATCTGTTTGGCTAAGTCCTCTGTGTTCGCGTAGTTCACGTAATCGCTCCAATATTATCACCTCGCTTATATTATAGCAACAAATTGTAGCAGTTATAGCTACTTATTGTTGCTATAAAAATATAATATCGCTACATACTGTTGACAAAATGCTTTGTAGCATGATATTATGATTGTGTCAACAATATGTAGCAATGGAGGAGGAAACATGAATACATGGCTTTTAGAACTTCGTACACAAAAAAATGTATCTCAAACAGAAATTGCCAAACAAAGCAATATTTCTCGTCAATATTATAATCTTATCGAAAATAATCGCCGTCGTCCCTCGCCGCAGGTAGCCAAACGAATAGCCACAGTGCTGGGATTTTCTGATAATTGGTATAAGCTGTTGGAGCAATAAAAAATCCCCGCCGGAGCAGGGATAGTAAAGGCGGCAACATATGGTTCAAACGAATTGTATTTGAAGTCTTTTACCCAAGCCGTTTGCTATTCGTTGAAGGGTAGTAAGGTCTGGTTTACATTGACCTCGCTCTATGCGGCTTAGGTTCGACTGGCGGATACCCGTTTTAGCAGCCAGCTCCTTTTGGGAGATATGCTGTTCCTGACGAGCCGAAATGAGCAATTCAGTAATTTCGAATTCCAACTGGCTGGATTCCCATTCTTGCTTGAATTCTGGATCTTGCATCTGTTCCTGTAAGAAAAGTTCAAAATCATCCATGTTTCTCAGTCTCCTTTCGGGCAAGGTATATCTTCTTATACATTAAAGCACGTTCTATTTCTTTAGGTGGTGTCTTTTGAGTCTTTTTTACAAATCCATGAGTCAAAATGATTTCATTTCCCACATAGAAAAAGTAAAGTACTCGTGTAATATTTCCTCCGGTTTGGGTACGAAGTTCAAATATACCATCTCTGAGTGGTGCAGATAGCGGTTCTCGTAGCTTATACCCGTTAAGTTTTAGGTGTTCAATGTTACGTAGCACCTTTACCCGCATCTTAGTATCCAAAGATAGAAGAAAATCACGGACAGGTTTTTCATTATTGGAGGTTTCAAAATAACTTATCTTAAACATGATATTTTCCTTTCAAGGAATATTATAACAGTATTTGCCTAAATAGGCAATAAAAAATCCCTGCCGGAGCAGGGATGAAGTGCAGTCTGTTATAGGATTAGCGGTTGATTTCCGGATTGTCTGTCCGGCCAACTAGATAGTCAATGGAGACATTGAAGTAGTCGGCCAGAGCGATAAGAACATCATATGCTGGTTTACGGCGGTCGTTTTCGTAGTTTTGAATAGCCACAACACTTAGACCCAGTTCATCAGCAACTTGCTTTTGAGTCAAGCCTTTAATTATGCGTACATCTTTTATTTTATTTGTATACATAGAACCTCCAAAGAAGGTATTGACACAAACAAATGTTAGTTATATACTATGAATAACACAAACAAATGTTAGTGTTAATTTTTAGAAGGGAGAGCATTGGTATATGACAATTAAAGATTTGCGATTAGCTAATGGGTTTACACAAAAGGAATTAGCCGAAATCGCAGGGGTAACGGTAATTTGTTATCAACATTATGAGTATGGTAAAAGAGTGCCAGATGCCCGAATTGCAATTCGCATCGCCAATGCACTTCATACCACTGTGGAGCAGTTGTGGGGTGGCGGCCTCACAACTGCGTAAACAGACTGCAATATCATTTTACCATATAATTCCAGAAATGGGGGAAAAGGCTGTTGGAGCAATAAAAAATCCCCGCCGGAGCAGGGACTAGTACAGTCTGTTATGAGGTTAGCGGTTGATTTCCGGATTGTCTGTCCGGCCTAGCAGGTAATCTGTGGAGACATTTAATATATCTGCAATTTCTATCAGCTTATCATAAGATGGTTCACCGCGACCAAGTTCATAGTTTTGATAACCGCGTTCTGTCATTTGAAGCATTTCGGACATTTGCTTTTGAGTATATTTCTTATGTTTGCGGCAATTTTTGAGATTAACTGGAAAAGAAATTATAATCCCCCCTATTGACACGAACAAAATAACGTCTTATAATTAACATAAACACGAACAAAATAACGTGTTTTATGGAGTGAGGAGGTGGCAGCTTGAGTATATTAAAGGAATGTCGAGTAAGAAAAGGTCTCACTCAATTAGAAGTGGCTCGTAAAGTTGGTATATCGACACGAACCTATCAAGCATATGAGGCAAATACCCGTACACCAGATGTTGTAACTGCTATATATATTGCGAACATTCTTGGTGTACAGGATATCAGAAAACTATGGAGCGGTAACTCCACGGTTCTTCAATAACAGACTGCCCCTCCATTCTACCATATATCTATTTTGAAAAAAAGGAAGTGTCTATGGAAGAAAACGGATTAAGAATGAAGCTGCTGGAGCAATAAAAAATCCCTGCCGGAGCAGGGATGAAGTGCAGTCTGTTATAGGGTTAGCGGTTGATTTCCGGGTTATCTGTCCGGTCAGTCATGGTTCAGTCAGGTTCGTCAAGTGACCCCCATAGTTCTTCTACGGTAGTATTGAATAATTTGGCAATAGCTATGGCACGTATAATATTCGTTTCTCTGCGTCCATGTTCAATATCATTGATTCCTTGTTTTGACAAACCAACAGCCTCACCAAGTTGCGACTGAGTCATTCCTGCATTGAGACGAAGTTCCCTAATGCGCATACCAAAAGTAGTTCTAGACAAAAAAATACCTCCTTGACAGTACATGATTAGCGTACTATAATGGAAGTACGCTAATCATGTACCCGACAGACAATCACAGAAAGGGGCCGAGTAATGTATCGCAATATGAGATACGAGCGATTAAAGCATGGATGGACACAAAAATATGTTGGAGAACAAATTGGCGTAAATAAACAAGCAATTTGCGATCTGGAGGCCGGAAGAAGTCAACCTTCATACTCCCTGCTTGTTAAACTCGAAGATTTGTTCTGTAAAGGACATAGAGAACTGATGCAATTTAAAGAATAGATGTGAAAAAGGGGGAGAGACGTTGATAAACCGTGAACTATTGCGGCGTACAATGCGATTTCATGGCTTAACAAACGAAAACCTTGCACAGAAGCTTGGAATAACCAGAAGTACATTTCAAGGGAAGCTAAAGAAGCTTAATTTCTCTATCAAGGATGTGAGAGTGATGCAGAAAGAGATTCCACTTAGTGATGAGGAAGTAATAAAAATATTTTTCAGATAGGAGTATGAATATGGATTTTGACATGATGATTAAAGGTGTTCAACACATCAGGGAAACGCATAAACCATGTGCGTACACAGAAGAAGGAAGCATCGCACTATACGAACTTAGAGGACAGGGCACCCAAGATATATCCAATGCTGTAATAAAAATAAGAGATGTTCTTGCAAATAATCACATATCTTTAGCAAGTATAGATTTTGTTTTTGATGCCACAAGGTTTATTATTCAGCGGACAACTTCTCTCGATCAACGTCTTGATATAAATCAGCAAGATGCTGAGCAGAATAAATAGTAGCTAAAACCTTTTGCCAGGTATGGTATCTATCAGTTAAAGAGTTTAAATCTAAAGGATTATTTATAGTAAGTTCATTGCATAGAGCGATAAAAAGTGTTTCAAAATCCGTCAAAAGTCTGATGGATTCGTCATTACACGTTGGATGTAAATTAGCAATGTCAAATTTTATAGGATTAAGCCATTGTTCTCTTTCGGCTGCTGGTAACTGATAAAGGTGATATAAATCAGCAATGGTTAGCAATGGTGCAGATGTATCCTTAAATTCATCTATGGCCTTGCTGATTTCTTTCGCTTCATCATTAAGTACAGGTAGTATACGTCTTACAAAACTGATATTCATAACAACCTCCAATTATTATGTTTATGTATCATATTATAGGACATACTGTATTAAATATCAATACATAAAGACTTATCCTATGTGTCATGGGGACAGCAGTGTAAAAAAAGGAAGTGTCTATGGAAGAAAACGGATTAAGAATGCATCGCCTGAAGTTGAAACTTATGCAGCAGGACGTTGCCGACAGGGTAGGGATACCGCTTCTCTCATATCAACGATATGAAAGTGGCAGCCGTAGCCCCAGGATAAAAACAGCCATGCGCATAGCAAAAGCACTAAATACCAATGTTTATGAAATCTGGAAAGATTTTTAAGGGGGGATTCTATCGGAGAAATAAAGTCATTCTTCAACAAAAATAAAAATTATAAAATTAAAAATCAGCGTGGCTTTGCTGAAAAAGAAGAATTGAGAGAGGTTTATGAAGGAGGAAATTATTATGACGGAACATGAGTATGAAGAACTTTCTGAACGTATAGAACAGTATCAGGAAGCGTCGAATGACCTTGAGAGTGCTGAAAATATGATGTATCTGTTGAACAGAATAAGCGAGAATGATTGTTACAGTGTCGAAATCAAAGTAACCCGTCACTCGGAGGATGGCGTAGCCAAGCAGTTAGAGCCGGAAGAAACCATATTTACTCCATCTGGATATACGGCGGATGTAGGTGTGTGGCGGGAAGGACTGCGTCAACTCATAAAGAAACATATTACATTCACCAAGGAATATATATACAAATTATAGGGGAGGTGTAATCAATGGACGTGGATGTAAAAGATATCAAGCTGCGCAAGGAATATATGAAGAAAAAATTTGGCATTACTACTTTGCAGCAACTTCGTCAGGAGTCCAAAAAGCTGCAACTCAACATCGGTGTATTTATCACGCCACCTGCGCCCCGGACTGCAAAGCCGTAACCGGGCATAAGGGAGGAGCACATGGACGAGCAACTGGCACTGTTTACACTGGATAATACTGTTTCGATTGAAGAATACAAACGGCTGGAGAAGTATTGCAAGAACTTGGAGGCCGTTATCGAGGTAAACAATGTCTCACGGATGAGCGACTACGTGGAGCAATTTATGCTTAATGGGCGTTCTCTGCTGAAACGGATAACCTTGGAACTTATGGCAATCGAACATGATCCGGCGGTAAATGATAACATCAACAGGTTAATACGGCATCTCGACCATGTGAGGGAGCAACTGGAAGTATTGCAGGATAATGGTGAGACGCTGCATAAAGTCGGAAGAAATATTATTAATGAGGGGTTTTTTATGAAAACGATTAGTGTTACGAATCTTAAAGGCGGTGTGGGTAAAACCACTATTTCCACAAATTTTGCGTTTGCATTGAGCGAAGCTTGCGATTTGAAGGTGCTGTTTATCGATAACGACAAACAGGGCAATGCCACAAGCTGGCTGAACGGTGCAGAGGAGGCGGGCAGCATCACCAATCTCATGATTGGTGATGCTACCGTTGAGGAAGTCATCCAGCACAGCCGGTATGCGAACATTGATTTTATTGGTGCCGATATGGGGCTGATTGATGCGAACGCCTACCTCATCAAAAACGAAGAAATTGACCAGGCAAATATTCTCAAGAATGCCTTGCGGCCTATTGTTGATAAATATGATATCTGCGTGATTGACAATCCGCCGGATATTAATATGTCTGTGTTCAATTCCCTCAATATTTCTGATGATGTCATCATTGTCACTACAACAGACTATGACAGCCAGATGGGCGTTTATCAGATGGTTAAGCAGCTGGAATTGGCGCGAAACTTTAATCCCGGCTTGAATCTTAGGGGCGTTCTGATAAATAACTATCTGCCGGATAAGCTAACCACGCTTCTCATTGATGAATTAAAAAGCAAGAATCTTCCTGTATTTAATACCAAAATCCATTATGCAACTCGCAATGCCCGCAAGAGTATGGCTATGGCCAAATACAACAAGCAAAGTCTGTTCGAGGCCTGCCCAAATTGTCTCGTTGCCCGTGATATGTGGAAATTCATGAAAGAATTTTTGGAAATCAAGTAAGGGGGCAACGACATGAAGAAATTTGACGGCAGTTTAATGGCGTACTTGAATAACGACACAAAGGCAGCAGCCATAGGCGGGAGCAGTAACACGATAAAGATGATAGATGTGGCCAATCTGGTGCCCAATACAGGGAATTTCTACGGGATTCGTGATATTGAGCAGCTGGCACACAGTATGGCTTTATCGAACACTGTGGAGCCGCTAATGGTGGCAAAGCGTGATGGTGAGGAAAAATACGATATTATTTCCGGCGAACGCCGTTACCGGGCGGTTTCCTTGCGATTGGAACGGGGAGAAATTACAGATAGCAAAGTTCCCTGTATCGTCCATGAACCTTTTGCCGATGACGGCAAAATCACGGCAAAAATGAAGGAAGATATCGCCATTATCTGCGCCAACAGTTATCGGGAAAAGAACGCTCTGGAAAAATTACAGGAAGTAGATGTATTGGAGCCGGTAGCCCGCATATACTATGATGAATTGCTGGCCAACAACGAGCATGAAGGTATGAGCTTCCGTGCCTACTTCGCCGAGAAATTCCTGGGCATTAGTTCCAGCAGTCTGCAACGCCTGATAACCTTGCGTAAATTAACGCCGGAAGCAAAGAAAGCACTGGTAAACGGGGATGTATCGGATACTTTGGCTGCCTATATCGCCCGCAAGTCGCCGGAGGAACAGTTGGAATACTTGCGGCAATTACAGGCCGGAGAGGTTTCCGGAACAGTAAGGGAGCTGCAGGAGAAGGACAAAGCCGAAGCTGAAACCGAAAGTGAATCTGAGGACAGCGGCGCAGAAACCGATGAAGTACAAGAGCCTTCGCAAAGCGAAAAAGCTGAAGAACCTGAAGAACCTGAAGAACCTGAGAAAATCGAGTCAACAGAGGAGGAATGCCTGACTGCTGCTGCCAATGACGATAATGATGACAGTGACACAGAAACAGAAATTCCTGCACAGCCTCAATCTATTGAGGAAAAATTGGAACAGGAAGGTCAGACAAAACTGTTTGATACCTCAATACCTGAAAATATCACTCCGGAAAATGCTGAAAATGCTGAAAACGAAGCAAATAACTGGGTAGAGGAAGGTCTGCGGCAGATGGAGATACTGGCTGCAAACAAAGCGAAATCTGCCAGAGAAAGCGGAGACAGCCGCATGGCTGCTCAGTGGGACGTACGCCTTGCGGCGGTGCGGCTCGTTATCGAGACAATCAAGTAAATGTGGTTTATGCGAACCATAGGAAAGGCAGGAGCTATCATAGGCTTTTGCCTATCCTTATATAGCGGTGGTGTCCATGCCGCCGATTTGCCGGTAACGTCTCCTTTTGGCTGGCGGATACATCCCATATCGGGAACATGGAAATTTCATTCCGGTGTAGACCTTGGCTACAGCTATGGAACACCAGTACCGGCTATGTTCGCCGGTACGGTGGTTGATGCCGGAAATCACAATGATGGCTATGGCAATCAGGTAACACTCTATCATGGCGCATGGGATTGCTATACCAAATACGCCCATCTAAGCGCGATTTATGTTCGTGTGGGCGAAGAAGTGCCGCAGGGCAGAACAATAGGCGCGGTAGGCTCAACAGGCAACGCTACAGGGCCGCATCTGCACCTAGAATATATCATCAAGAATCAAAATACTGGGCAATACGAATTTACTGATCCGATGATTCTATGGAAGTAAGCGAAGATAGGGACGATAAAAATGAAGCCAAATGTGAATGAATTTTACTGCATAACGGACATCTATAAACCATATTTTTATCAAATGCCAAAAGGCTTATTTGTTTACGAAAAATACCGGGATTTAGATGTTTTAAGCAAAGTGGTTTATTCTATATTGCTGGATAGAATAGCTTTGTCAAAAAAGAATAAATGGATTGATAAATATGGCAGGATTTATCTTTGTTTCAAACAGCAGGAATTGGGCGAATTGCTCAATGCGAATCGTTCTACCATATCGCGTTCTATGAAGAAATTGGAAGAATATGATTTAATAAAATGTGAGGAACAAGGGCGAGGTCATACTAACCGAATTTATCTCAAAAAGTTAATTGTACCGATGGATGAAAGTGAAATAAATAATGCTGAAGATAATCTTGGCCAGGCTGAATTAGAGGCAGAAGAACTGGACAGACAGGAAAATCCTGAATTTTCGTGTGCACCTGTGCAACCCGCGCGTGCAAAATATAACATCAGCGTAGAATCAGGCACAGAGCCGTGTGCACCAGCGCACACGTCGGGTGCACCCATGCACGCGGCGGTTGCATCAGCGCACACGCCGTGTGCACCAGTGCACACTAGAATAAGAATGAATAATCTAGACTTACTTAGTAATACTGATAAGAGAGAAGATCTTAGTAGTTGTTGTAGTAGTAACGCGCATACGCATACGTGCGCGGATAATGAAGCTGATATAACAAAAGCAGAACAAGAGGTTATAGACTTTTATGCCCAAAATATCCATCCGGCAACTCCGATATTGCCATTTGAAAAAGATATGCTGATTCAGTATTGCCGTGAAACTTCTGTTGAATGGGTTAATGCTGCCATAAAACAAACTCTCCTCAATGGAAAAAACCATTTGGGTTATATTCAAGGTGTTTTGAAAAATTGGCAAGAATATGGATTTGGAACACAACCGGAAAAAGAGAAAAATAAAACAGCCGGTTCAAATACAAATCGTTTTAATAAAAAGCAAAATACGCAATCGATTCAGGAATCAACAGATGAAGTTGTGGAGATTTTGAAACAGTGGGGTGCAGTGTAGTGAACGAGAATATCAAAAAAAGCAAATTGCTTTCTGCGTATAAAAAAATATTTCCCTCGTGTAAATTAGACAAGGAAGGAATAGCTCTCTATGTGGTCATACTGAGTGATGTTTCTTTGGCAGAACTTCGTCATGCTATGATAATGCTGTCGGACAAGACGGACTTTTTCCCAAGCGTTGCTCAAATTCGCAAGCAGGTCATGGAGGTTCGTGAAGTTTTACACCCTGAACTGCATGTAAAAACTGCTGATGAAGCATGGCGGGAAGTTATGGAGCAGATGAAAGCGGCTTTTCCCTACAAGTCGCCTAAATTCTCTACGGAAGAAATCAAGGAAACCGTCAAGACCTTGGGGTGGATGGCAATCTGTGAGACCAGTACGGATAAGCTGGGGATAACGCGGGCACATTTCCGTGACACTTACAGCAGCATTGTTCAGCGTAAGCGGGATCGTAAAGAAAATTTAAGGATTCTGGCATCAGCACCCAAGGGGATAGACTGCCCGCAAATTGCAAAACTGTTTTTACCCAGTCACAAAGGTCTTGAAAAAATTGGAACAGGAGCTATGCCATGAACAAGGAATTTCCGGATTTGAAATATTTTTTAGCTGAACAGGCGATCAGGGAATACTATCGCCCGCCAAGGGAAATCAAACAGCGTAAGCTGGTGGCAGATTTTTGCCAAACGTGCAAATCACCGCGGCTGTATAGTGTATTTTTAAGCCTTCAGCGAGAACAGCTAAACCGGATGGCGGTGGAAATTATCTTGAATACGCTGCCGCCGGAAGAAAAGCATTTCTTTGAGATGCGTTACCGGCGCGGCCAGCAGTTAATCTGGATAGCGGAGGAACTGCATATTTCAGTGTCCCAGCTATCCCGTTCCAATCGGCGCATCCTGAGTGATATACAGTCAATACTGTTTTATTCGCTTAATCCCGATGATATATTTCAGCGTATAAAAGTCATTAACATGCTGCATATTCTGGATATGCGCATAGCAGCTCTTTCCCGTGATGGTGTGGCACTAAGAAAGGGCTTTGTTGATTCGCTTGTGGTAAAAAGGCAAAATTATCGTCATCTTTTGGATGTTATGCAGGAATGTATGACGGAACAATCCGAGTCAGATGACCCGATCAGGAACACCATAGTGACTATCAAGCTGAACAATCCCACCTACAATGTTTCCGAAATCTCCTATGCCAGCGGAATTTCCAAATCCTCCGTGAGTCGGAAACTGCGTAAATACATGGCTGTGGCCTACAAGTATATTTCCTAGATGTCCATGATGAACATCGTGATTTTTTTCACGTGCAATAATTTGACCGTTTGGGAGGTGACTTTTGTGATATTGTTTTAGCAGGACGAAGAAAGGAGATTTTCGTTTGCGTAGTAAAAAAGATTTGCTTATTCTTCTGGGAGTGAGCGCGATTTCTGTCATGCTTTGGTTCGTGAAGCTGGATTTACCCTCTTTGCCGAGGGAATATGCCTTGTTTTTTATAAACAAGACAGCCAGCCTTCCCCGTGGCCTCTACCTGAAAATTCCTGCATGGGATTTCAAAGAGGGAGATTATGTGGTCTACCAGCCTACGTTGTGCGCACAAGAGATTGCCAACCGGCGTGGATGGCTGGAGTCAGATGGTCTGCTGCTTAAACAGGTAGGTGCGTTATCGGGGACAGAATATCGCATCAGCCCCAAGACAGGCAGCTTTTTTATACGTGATCAATACTATGGCAAAGCCTATCCTGTTGACCGGGAAGGAAAGGAAATGCCCGTAAGCTATGGGCTATTTATCGTCCCAAAGGATTCTTTTCTGCCTGTGGGTACAGCTCCGCGCAGTTTTGACGGCAGGTATACAGGCACCGTTCCGTTAAAAAATATTGTTGCCAAGGTTGTACCATTATTAACTGAGTGACAGGGAGGTATTGGATTGTATTTGCCCCAAAATTACAATTTCACATTCACAGGTTACGACAATTATTATGAGCAGGTAGAGCCGATACTGGAGTGTCTGCTTACGGATGCTTTACAGGGGGGATATGAATGCTATCTCATGGCCATCAGTGAGGCTGTATGCAATGCAGCCAGGTACTCCGTGGCCGGAGAAGACAGGGTTTCAGTTTGTCTCGACATACTGATTAATGAAGGTGACATCAAGACCATAATTCAGGCCGACACACAGCCTTTCGATGTTTGTCAATTTCGGCAGGACATGAATAAACTCGCCGCCGATGAATTGCTATCGGAAATGGATTGGGGTGAATATACAGCTTTTTCGGGTAAAAGCCGGGGCTTTTGGTACATGCTTATGGCTTGTGAATATATCTTCGTTGAAGCAACAGGAGACAGGATAACATTATGTGCAAGACGTCCGTTTGAGCAGCACCATATGACCAAGAAAATTGGTGAACTGGTGCAAAGGTTCTATGTAGAGAAAGATGGGGTGATTTTTTGAAGCCAAACATTCTGGTCATTCGCACCAATCCCGATGAAATGGTGCAAAGCATCGAGGAAGCGTTTGGCGAGTCGGTTGATGTAATTACCGCCACAACGGGGTTAGCAGGTTTTTTTTATTATCAGCAGTATAATCCCTGCATTGTGCTGGTGGATGAATCACTACCCGACATGAATGGCATGTCCGTGGCCACCATCATCAAGGACACGGCAGGAGGCGCAAAAAGTCTTGTGTACCTATTCATTGAGGGGCAGCTATGGGAACATACGCGAGCAGACCGATTTATCAGCAAGCCTGAAGACAAAGGTCTGTTACTGAAGCAGTTGAAAACGGATATCAAAAAAATAAATCGTGACAAACCATCCGATAGTTTGTTGAATGCAATACAGCAGCAAAATGATATGCTGCCCAAGGCTATTTCCAATTCAAAATTTACGATAGAGTCTATTTTCAGTGCTTACGATCATCTGTCTGGCGATAGTATCAATTTTTGGTACAAGGCCGCTGATGACAAAGGCAATGCGGATAAACTCTATGGCTATCTTTTTGATTGTGAGGGGCATACGCTATCCAGCTATGGACAAGTAGGCAGTACATGGCTATCCATGAAAAAATCCATGTGGAACTATCAGGTAGGGATATATAAAAGCCTTGCTGATGTGCTGCGAGCAGTCAATCAGGATTTTGTTACCCTTTATGACAAGCTGACCCTGGTGCCGACAATTTGTTTTTGTGTTGATTTTCGTGCGAATGTGATGCACTACGCCCCCGCCGGTATTCCGTATATTCATGTGAAGAAAAAAGGGGAAAAATGCCATGAAGCGGTGCTTTTACAGTCACCGATCCTCGGTTATGAAATGGACAGCGAATTCTGTGAGTATGAATTGCCGCTGGAGGATGTAACAGAAGTGGTGCTATCTTCCGATGGTCTCAGCGATTTACTCATTGACCATGCAGATGAAGAACCGCTGGAAATTGCCAAAAACGATGATGTATCAGCAATATACATCAGGTTAGGTCATCGTAGTGAAGATTTACTGGCAGTAAATTGAATGCAATCGATGTCCAACATGGACATCGAAACGAAAATTGAGATAACAGAAGGGAGTGACGGCACATTTTGTGCCATATCCATGCAGTATGTAAGCATCAAAGAAGATACAGCAATACTGGCAGTAAGCGGCATCTTTGGATTCAATCGCTGTAAAGCTGTGAACGCCGAATTGGGGCAATCTTTCCAGAACGGCTGTACAAAAGTTATTGTTGATTTTGTATCCACAAAATACATTGACAGTGCGGCTATCCGTATGCTGTGTGATGTGCGGGAACAAGTACATCCGGAGAATTTTTCAGCCCGCAATGCCAACGGCAGAGTATTAAATGCTTTGCGCAGCGGCAACCTTGAAAGCTGGCTGAAATCATGACAGGGGGTATACATATTGATTGGTGTATATTTACGCCCTGATTTGACACAGGCTGTTCGTGGCAGAGTGCGAAAAAAATCTGTACTGGAAATTCAAGAGGCGTATATCCTGCCCAGGGTATATATTTGGGCATTGGATAATAATAATCCCCATGGACAAATGGCAGATGCACTGACGGAACTTTTTCGGGATATACGTGAACAATTCGGCGGAAGACGGGAAGAAATTTGTTTAGTTTTGCCCGACTATCTGTTTTCGATGGTCGATTGTTTTCGCTACGAGACGGATGCGGATATTGAGGACAGGATAAAGCAATGGACACAGCGGGAGCTTAGTGAAGTTTGCTATTCCCAGCCGATAACAACGTCTCCTGAGCCACAGCAGCGTTATGCGACAGTGGCCGTTTTGGGCCGTAGCATAGCAGATGCACTGGCAGAGGCGGCAGACAAAGAAAAAATGCAGCTGGTTTCGGTAGAACCGGCAAGTATTTCCTTTCTGCGTTGCACGGGAGTGTTCAACAAGGAAGAATTGGTCTTGCATTCATTCGAAGAAGAAGCTACATTTACAGGCTACAGTTCAAACGGTGGATTATTCAAGATGGATGTGCCGGAATTATCCGTTAAACATCTGGGGAATCTGGCCAAGGATGAAGCCGAAACGCAAATTCGTCAAAGTATGATTGCCTTTGAAAATACAGCGCATCAGACGTTTGAATTTCTCAATCAGGATTTACCTTACACGATATTTGCCAAACCTGATGTTATATCAGCTTTTGAACCATTCAAGGTCCGAAAGGCTGAACCGCATTATTTCCCGGAATTCATAGAATGTAATATTCTGCGTGATGATGAGCAGGAAGAATGGATGTGCGCCGCAGGAACACTGGCACAGGATATTGATTTTTCTGATGACCAGTTTGCTGAAGTACTGGACGGCTATGAAACCATTTCATCAGGCAATGTCCTGCCGGAAGATATTCAGCAAAAAGCAAAGTCTTTTCAACGCATGGAAAATCTGGTGAAATATTCAAGATTGGGGATTATATGCCTGCTTATCGCTGCCGTATTGGAAACCGTGGGAATTTTCTTCCTGCAAAGTGTGCAGATTCCGCCGGGGTTGGAAGAAGATTATCAGGCAGCACAAGATACCATGGAAAGCATCAATGCCGAGCTGGAACTCATCCGCGTGGAAGAAAAGGAAAAGGAACATGAATATCCGATAGAAGCCTATACGGAAGCCGTACGTAATTTGCCACAAGGGGTAAACTTCATCAGTTTTGAAGTTGGGAATCCTAGTAAGAAGGAGGACAGCCAATGGGTAAAATTAAAGATAGTGGCTGTTGATCCGTTGAAATTTCAGGATTATGTAGCGCGTCTTTCGCAAAGCAGTATATTCAGCGGTGTAACCATGCCGGAATTCAGTACGGATAATTCGACCAGTTACAAAACAGCGCAAATTGTTATGGGGAAAGGTGAGATGAATCCATGAAGGAAGAAATAGTGGACATTTTGCCGAGCCTGATGGAACATAAGCGGTTAGTGATTCAGACAGCTATACTTGTTGTGCTGATATTCATAGTTTCCATGCTGACAAGTCATCTATTTATATCCTATCGGGAAAAAGCGGACAAAGAACAGCAGATAGCAACCATGCAAAGTTTTCTCAATGAGTGGAAAGCCAAAAATGAACAGTTGAACAAGAATACCATGCGTCCGGTGGAAGCAAAAATATTAGATACTGTCCAGACGGACATAATTTTTGGTTTGCAAGCCAACAAGGTGAATATCATAAGCATCAAAGATGAAAAAGGGGATAAAGCCACTAACGGCAGGTCATATACTGCCGATTTCAGCGGGCAATATCCGGATGTTATGCGCAGTTTGCAGCATTTTCAATCCAAAGATGCCTTGATAGGTTTACGCCATGTGAAACTGGAAATGAAAAATGGCTTGGTGAACGGTCAGGTTACATACAAAATATACACGAGACAGAAAAATAAAAAAGCGGAGGAGGGGAAATAATGAGAATGAAATTTGGTGAACACGAAGTAAATATCCAAAATCCGGCTAAAGTGCTGTTCTATATTACCGTGTCCGTAATTGCAATCATTTTTACGATAGTCAATCATCTGTAAAATACGATGAAAGGCGGCAAGGCAATTGAAGTTTGGCAATATGGAAATTGAAACAAAAATAGAAAATCCCCGCAAGGTAGCGGTTTACCTGGCTGTTACGGCAGTATGTATTGGTTATACGGTTTTCAACCTTATCGGTGGCAAGCCAAAACCTGTACAGCCGAATGATAATTCTCCAGCAGAGGTATCACAATTAACCGAACAGCCGCAAGATGGCGCAGAAAATGCTGTGATAAGGAATGACAGTCAAAATCAGACGGGCAAGGATGTTATTTTTGCAGGGGATATAACCAGTGTTAATCCGTTTATTGAAATGAGTACCTTATCCAAGGCGGCAGCACAAACAGCCTCTAATGCAGGAAATGTCAGTAATACTGCGCATTTTAGCAGTAGTGCGCCTGTGGGGAACATTCCGTTGCCGCAAATTCCCAATATGCAGGGCAGACTACCACAAGTAGGAACGGCCTCTATGCCTTCCGGTAACATACCGGCGGCTTCCGCATCGTCTGTTCAAGGAGTGCTGACGGGAGGCAGCGGCAAGAATATGGCCATTATGAGTAATGGGCAGGTAGTATCCGAAGGCGATACGTTCCAAGATGGCCGTATTGCCTATATCGGCGGGGACGGTGTTCATTTTGAAGATGGTCATGTGCTGGGTTACAAATAGTGAAGGAGCGAATGGAGTGTGAATTTTAGGAGTAAAAAATTGCGGCAGAAAGTGGCCATGGGATTCATTTGCGTATCAATATTCGGCACGAATATTATTTGTTCTCCGGCAAATGTTTTTGCTGCGCCGTCAACTGGTGTCGTTGCAGCGGAAATGGCAGAATCCGCGGCAAATCCTAATGATTTTGCGGCAAAGATTCAGCGAATTATCGATGAGCATCATCGAAGCAAAGAATATCAGAGGCAGTCGCGTTGGGAAAAACTACATTCAAGAGAAAAGGAAATCACCAGTCCACCGAATATGCAAGATTCGGAAATCGTGACAAGTGACAATAACGCGCCAGTTCCGGTCATGCCTAATCAACATATTGCCACCGAAGGGCGATATAACTTTGATTGGCAGGGAACGCCTTTGGCGCAGAGTATCTATGCCGTAGCAAAAATCGCCAATAAAGATGTGGTGGTTAATGGCGGCTTAGAAGGTACTGTATTCATGTCGCTGCATAATGTGACCTGCGAACAGGCCATGCAGAGACTATCCAGTGCTTATAATTTCAACTGGATGACGGATGAAAATGCCATAATCGTAAGTACCTCGGAACTTATGCTGCAATCAAAGGTTTTTAATGTACATCATGCCTATGATATGGAAAAACTGACAAAGGAAATTCATGCACTGGGTATACAGGAAGATAAAATCTATGCCAATACAGAGCAGCGTACAGTATCTGTAACGGGGACGCCATATCAGCTAAAGCAGGCAGAGAGACGGCTGCAGGTCATCGACAAACCCATCAGCCAATGTTTAATACTGGCGCAGCTTATTCAGGTAAATCACGGCAAAAACAATAATCTCGGCTTTCAATATTCTTTGCCGACATATTCACATGAAGCAAATACCAGTGGGGATACGGATACGCTGAGAGGAAATTTCCTGGAGAAATTAACTTTTTCAGCCAGTGCAACAGCCAGCCGTTCACTGTCTAATGGTAAAGTAATTGCTCGTCCAATGGTTCTCATGATGAACGGTCAGGAAGGTATGGTTAATTTTGGAGAGCAAGTACCTGTTATGTCCTCAACGACTACAACGGCATCCACACAAATAACCGTTGATTACAAGGATATTGGCACAAAGTTGACGATAACTCCGGCTATTGATGAGGCAAACAATCAGGTTACCATGAAAATCAATGCGGAAGTATCCACGATTACCAGTTGGCATACAACCAATCAGACCAGCGCACCGCAAATTTCCACAAGACAGGCCACAACCTCTGCGCATTTGCGCAGTGGACAGTCATTTGTCATTGGTGGCCTTATGTCGGTGCAGGAATTGGATAATCTCTCAGGTATTCCGGGACTCATGAATCTGCCTATTTTAGGGCAGCTGTTCAAGTATCACAGCAGGTCGAAAGAATATACTGAGGTATTTATCATGATTACGCCATACATCGTATCTGACGACATAGACCCCAAAGCTATTTTACGGCAAGCAGGTGAAGACAATGGCTGATAGCGGTGATTTGATACGTAATTACTTTCTTGACCAGATGAAGGAAGCCGGCCTTTTTTGCCATGATGATATGTCCATGTTGGACATCGGACAAGATGTATTGCTTATGGTTAATCAGGAACAGGCGGCCCGGTATCACATCATGCCATTGAGAATGGAGAATGAGCGTCTGATACTGGCTACAGATACAGACCAGACCTTCAAGGAACAAACACAGCTGGAACGAGAATTAAAGCAAAAAGTAAAGCTGTTGCTGGCAGATGAAGAAAATCTACGACTGGCTCTTTTGAAATACTACCAGATAAGCAATTACCGCCAGCTGAGTCAGCAAAAGCATGAAATTGATAGTGATATGACCCCACTCAAGGGGGCTATCAATGAAATGCTGCAAGATGCAGCCAAGCAGAATGCCTCGGATATTCACATGCTGCCAAACGAATTGGGATTTCAAGTCAACTTTCGTGTCAACGGGCACATGATTGATGTAAGTCGCGAACATGTATTCAATGAAACTCAGATTCAGAATGTCACCAACCTCATTAAGATGATGGATGAATCCGGCAACTCCGATATTATGCAGAAGAATATGCCTAATGAAGGTTCGTTCTATCTGCGCCGGGGCAATCAGAATATCTTTATTCGGCTGGAAACATTGCCGGTCGGACAAGACGGACAGGAAAAGATAAATTTGCGGCTCCTGCCGCAAGCAGGGCGCGGTGCAAGAAAGAAAACACTGGATGATATCGGCTACACGCCTAACGATTTGCAGGTCATAAAGTCTGTTCTATATCGGAATAGTACAGGATTGTTTTTGAATTCAGGCCCGACAGGGGCAGGAAAGACCACCAGCCTTCATGGACAGATACATTATGTACTGGACAATGTAGGCGAGGCACTGAATGTCATTGAGATAGCAGAACCAATAGAAATATACGAACCGGCTTTTACGCAGGTTCAGGTCAGAAAAGCCTCAAATGAGGCACTTAGCCTTACAGCGGAAAAAATTCTCGTTGCTTCTCTGCGTTCCGATCCGGACATCATATTATACAACGAAATTCGCAATGCTACGGATGCTACGGTGGCCATGCAGGCGAGCAACACTGGCCATATGGTTTTTTCGACCGTACATGCTGCAGATTGCATTCGTACCATTTCACGTTTGCTGGATTTTGATATATCCAAGACAACGCTGCTGTCCGAATTAAAACTTATCATATCACAACGTTTGGTGGCAACCCTGTGTCCGCATTGTTCAAAGCCACATACGCTCACCGATAAGGAGCGGTATTTGCTGACTGACGAGGAAGAAAAACAGGTAGCCGGGAAATTACGTGAGCGAGGCAGTATAAGCGATATCCAGAATTGTCCGGAGCATTGTAATCACGGCTATAGCGGCAGAACAGCGGTGGCGGAATATGTTATTTTCAACATGGAAATAAGAGATGCACTGCTTCATCAGCGCAGCTTTGCCGAGATTCGCAACGTGCTGCAGAAAAACAACTTTCATAGTATGTGGGAAAAGGGAGTGGCCATGGCTGCCCAGGGAAAAGTGGAGCTGGAAGAACTTATCCGGATTATTGGCAAGGAATAGGGGGAATGTGAATTGATTGGCAGCAAAGATCTGAATGACCTGTATCAAATATTTGTCATCATACAGCAGGTCAACAAGACAGGTATCGGTATCGGCAAGGCATTAAAACTGTATGAGTCAAAGAGTAAACGGCCTAAAATAAAGAAAATGCTGGCTGGCATTCGTCAGGATATGGACGGGGGGATTCCCATTACGGAATCCTTTGCCAAGTATCCGGATTTTTTTCCGGAGTACATCGTTG